CTGTGACGGACGGCCTTGATCAGTCTTGTTCGGAAACGTCAGATAATCGCCGCGACTAATACGCTCGACTTCGTAATCCGTCCCATCCCTGCGTAAGACCATCTCCAACATGCCAACGACATCCGCCGTCAACGTGTAGGTGGATGTGCCCTGCACCAAGTTGGTCGTTCCTTGCGCCACGGTCCAGAGGTTTAAACCTCTGTTCGCCCAGTCCGCAAACATCAGGTTCAGAGACCGACGTGCTGTCCGAGCATCATACCCAGTGCGAACTTCTAGTCCACACCGCTCATACGCCTCCTCAATTATCTCACCGACATCGAGGTTAAAATCTCTTGATCCTGAAGTTGTCATTATCTACACCATCTTTGTGTCACGAACACCGCGACCCGACATTACACAACCGCCATTTTTGTAACCTTTGTTTATCATACCACCCTTTGCCTTTTTCGCGGTCTTTCCTGCATTGACAAAGTCTTGGTCACTAGGCGCACCCTTGTCGCCTTTTTTACGCATAGGCTTTCCGCTTTTTCGGCGGTTGTGTATATTCTCGTATAGACTCATATCATTTTTCCCCTCTGGTGGCGTGGATATCTGGAACGGCATTGATGTTCTGCTTATGCTCATTATATTTTGCACTCCGTACTAAAAAATCCTGCCACATTGGTTTAATCATGTCATAGTTTGCACCGACCCTGTAGGTAATCACCGCGGTGTCCGCTTTAAGTTGATACAGTTGCAACGCACCCCAGCATAACAGACCAATGGTAATTACAGACGCTAAGTTATTAAAATCGACTTTCATTACCAAGCCTTACATGACCAATACTTGGCCTTTAATTTATCTAATGTACCCTTATCACAACCATGACGGTCCCTAAACGACTTGCGCCGTTTAGGATTAGATTTTTTGATGGACATCTTGGCATCGCCAAAACGAATGATTTTTTCTTTGCCCTTGGCACATGCTTTAACAACAGACTTTTTTCCGCCAGATATCTGACGTTTGGGCTTGTTGCACTTCATCTTGGCTTTATCAATTTTAGCCATGAGTCCGCCCTATGCTAAAAGGATAGTTAGCTCAGTCCCCGCGCCTGTAAGCGCAGAAACGTAAACCCCAGAAGTGAACAACATTCCATTCTCAGGAATGTATATCTCATTCATACCTATGGGAAACTTCTGCGTTAACATTGTTGCTCCCCCATTACCATTAGTAAGAGTAAACGAACCTGCCGCAGTAGCGTATATGTTTACGGCCTGAAGTCTGGATCTCGACGGCCCTATAAGAGCCGCCGCTGAACCTTGCGCATAATTATACGCTGTAATGTCTGAGCCAGCCATGTGTGAACCCCCTTATGGACGGATTACAGTGTTGTAAGCCTGCGCATACAGAATAGTAATCACAGCTACACCCGCGGTGGTCGCTGCGCTGTTTGTAACGGTCAGCTTTAGATCAGCCGTTCCTGTGTTAGCCCACTCCCCTGTACCACCGCCTTGTGTGGTTACAGTCTTGAGCCCCGCAGTTGTACCTGTGGCAAGCGTGTTAAGAATTGTAGATGCCCCGCCAACGGTATCACCAACGCTCAAGTTAGTGGTAGCATTCGCAGCCGTAGACAAGTCTACGATACAATCAATAATCTTGGAGTTTGCTGGAATAACCATGTCGGTTGCGCCTGCTGCAATCGCTCCACCGGAAAGATCCATTGTGTGTGTTTGCATCATTACAACGTAGCCTACGTTAGCGATGTTCTCGCCTACAGTAGTTCCTGTTGTATTTCGGATGTTCCCTGCCCGGATTGGGCCTGAAAAAGTTGAGTTAGCCATGAAGATCTCCTGTCTTGGCAAATGTCAGCCGCACCGTGCGACTGTCAGGGATACCAGAACAATACATGACATTTGAACAAAAAGAAAGGGGCTACCGAAGTAGCCCCAGTCTAACAGGGAGGAGGTATGAAAAGTACCTACCTCAGTAACATAGCACAGTTTAGGCTCCGGGGGAACCGTAAACACAACGTGGGTCTGAGAACCCAAAGCTGTAGCGCTCACGAGCTTTGAACCGCATGTTTCCGGTATCAAAGTCGGCTTCCATGTTTGTTGACAAAGCAGAACGCTCAAAGTGGATCATACCACGAGGTGCGTCAGTCATAACAAAGAAGTGATCCGGGTCAGTGAAGAAGTCGTTGACGGCATAGCCTTCAGGCAACATCCCCATAGACCGGATTGCGTTTGTGTCGTTGTCCGCTGTACCTACGCGTAGGTTTGAAACCATCAAACGCTCTGCAACGAATTGCAGTTGACGTGGGATAAGAAGTTTCGTGCCGCGTAGAGCAACTTTCAAACCGCGCTCATCAACAAAACCAGCGATATTGATAAGGGCATCTTCAAGAGATGTCTCGTTCAAATCTGCTGCTGTTGCTGGAGTGTTGGCAAACGTACCACCGTTAGTAAGAGGGTGGTTAGTTGCACACAATGCAACGCCGTCACCGCCTGCGTTCGCACCACCTGTAAAGGCGTTGTTGAGAACCGCAGCAGCTTTAACCTGCTTTGTGTGTGCCATTGAGCGAGCCAACGCACGAGTGTAACGCGAACCAAGACGATCATACAGATTGTCTTCGATAGCTTCCTCTGTTATAGAGAAGGCCAACGCGATAGTTTCGTGGTTGTAACGAGCAGTGTATGCTTCGTTAGCGTCGTCAAAGTTGACCGCAGAACCTTCCGATTTGGTTGGTGCCGCTCCGAACCCACTCAACATCACTTCCTCTTCGAATGCTCGATCAGAAGATTCTGTTGTGTAGATCTCTGCGTGTTGGTTTTCGTACCTACTGTACTCCATACCGAACAACGCATTGAGGCCCGGTTCTAGCTCTTTCGCTAGTTGTGCGCGAGAAATAGCCATTCTTTAGACCCCCTATACGCCAGTGGTTGACGGAGTACCAGCAACAATCGCGCCATTGGCGGAATTGAAACTGTTATTCAGTCGAACGATTAACGGGATGCCAGCAGCAGTGAAATCGCTGTTCTCCGGGTCGTCTTGGATACCGACGATACGAAGTTGCAATGCTGCGGTGGCGGCGATTGTGCCGACAGCTAACTTAGCGGACGAGATACCTGTGGCTGTTACGCCAGATGTAGCTGTTCCAAAGTTTGCATTTGCAAACACATGACCGCGAGCAGTTGCTTCACTGGTTAATGAGGCGTCTGATGCGATAATAAATGTCTGCATTGGGTTGTCATACACGAAGGCTACGACGGGATGATTAGAATCCGCGCCAGAACCGGGCCAGTGATTTGAGAAAATCTTCTCCCCAGTGGTAGACGAAACGTATTCGCAACCCCAGAAAACACCTAATAAACCTACGGTTCCACCAGCAGCCGCGCCAACAATATCAATAAAGCCTGTTGACAGCGGAATTACGGGAGAACCTTGGTAAATCGCGTTTGTGTTCCCATAGGCGATGCGATACTCGGTCATACCAGTGGTGTTTGCAGCCTGACCGACTACACCAATCGGACGAAGTCCGAAGGCACCGTTAGTATTTGCCATAGTAGCAATCCTTCTATAAGTTAATCGGAGTCTCTACGAGATCCCCCGAATGATACACGACTACGCCTATCGTTACTGATAGGCATGGAAGGATGTGACTCCTTCATAAGATCCTGATCAACGGCAGTCATTTGTTCGCGGGTTCTGCCCCCGTAATATGCAGTTCTTTCTGCTACTGTTTCTTCAGGTATACGGCACAACATCAATCCGCCTTGACCAATCACCCCCTCATAACGACCATCGTCAATAGTCGGGGCTTCATAATTAGGATACTCATCTTTACGGACGGGTTCCCATCCTTCTCGCAGCTTGGCGTTGACATTCATTTTGTCTTCTTCGCCGCGCATTGAAACGCGTATCCAACGATGCACATATCCATCTGGTGGAGTAGGTGCCTCAAGGTGACTGGGCGGTGCCCATGGTTTTCTGCGCGATTCTGTTTCTCGCGTATTATTTTTGCGGGGTGTTCTGTCAGCCATGATCTCAATCCTTTACAAATTTAGCGTATTCTTCAAGTGGAACGCCAAGCGACTTTGAAATCGCGACTTGAGAAGGCGTCAGTTTCACCGACCTGCGCCCCGATTTAGTGCTGCGGGATGCGGAAGAAGCAGCGGATGCGACCTGACTTCTTTCCCCCGTTTTCTTAGCCGTCTGAAACTTGTGTGGAAACTCCACACGCAACCGACGATCTATTTCAGTATAATACTCATTGCTCTCCGGGTCAAACCCCTCATCTTCGATAAGGGTAGCGTGGATAGCATATGTGGCAGAAGTAAGCATTCGATCAGACCCAAACCACTCGTTCTTCTGCGCCCAAGCCTCGGCTTTAGGATCTGGTTTTGGAGGAGGTGGGGCAGAAGGAGCAGCTTGCTGCTGGACGGGCTGTTTTGCCTCGCGCTCTACCCTAGCTTTAGCCTGCCTATGGCGTTCCATTTCAGAGTTCAACCGAGAAAGTTTTTCTTGAGCTTCCAGTTGTTTGTCACTGTCGCCTCGGTCCGCAGCATCTTTGTACGCTATCTTTGCCGCGCTCATTTCGATGTTAAGACGGTTCCCGTACTCTTGGACATAACCTCGGTCCAAAAGTTTTAAACGGTCCTTCATCTTCTTGTTTTCTTCCATCAACTGAGAAGTCAGGCGAAGCGCTTCCTGTTTATCGCGCTCTTCCTTACGGTACTTATCTGTTAATTTCTTGATTCGATTCTGAACGTTTTTACTGTAATCGGTAAGCTCTTCGTCAGAACCTGTGTTTTCAGATTCTTCTTCCACAATTACTTCTGGTTGATCTTCTACAGGTTCAGCAGATTGGACTTCCTCTTCTGAAGCCTCGTCCTCAATGACTACCTCAATCTCTTCTTCAATTTCTTCAGACGTGTTTGACATCATCGGGCTCCAATATTGTTGCAATCACCTCGTCATCGTTAATGATGCGAACTTCTCCCCCATCGATCTTAAATCGAGAACCAGAATATCGACCAATGCAAACCCACTGTCCCTCCTCACACCAAGCAGAGCCGTACTTTTTATCGCTATAAGCCAGTGGTCCCAGTTTAAGAACATATGCTACAACTGTAGCAACAGTTTCTCTTTCCCGAACCTCGTCGGGAAGGTGCAATCCGCCTTTTGTTTTCAGAGTACCTTGATACGGCATTACCAATATTCGCCATCCTGTGGGCTGTGGTAATCGTTCAAGAAGGGATTTATCAAGAAGCGAAGGCTCTAGCACTCGGTCTTGATTATCTACATACGCGCTACCAACCTCAGAAGAAGCAGACGATGAGTCCACCTTTTCTTTGTTCATTTTCTGCGCGACATGATCAGGAAGATATAATGTCTTCGACATCGTCAGCGTTATTCTCCAGCAAGGACTTTATTTCTTCTCTGGCAAAAGAGAGTCCCCGTACCTCTCCCACCATCATCTTATAAGTCTCCCAGTCTTTGGCAGACCCGTTGACTAATGAACGCCCAATATCATTTTCACGCTCTCTCAACAACCTATACACATGTTTCGCAAAGTCAACAACATCCATTATAGGTTATCCCTGTATTCCTCTTGTAAGTCGGATGTAATCGGACCACCCTCTACCCACTCGCTACATGTGCTTTCGCTCATACATGAAAACTTTAGCAATTGGCAATACCCAAGATCCCCAGAGTCGTCTCCAATGCAAGCAAGCATGTCCTCTGTTTGATTATACATTCCACAGTTTCCGCACTCCTCGTCTGTAGTGGCGGGGCCGTAGTTGTATTCTGCAATCGCAATGTCTTTGTTTTCTTGGTTTAACTCTTCATCTTGCGTTGGGAGCGGACAACTCTTGCCGTCGTCATCGCTCTCCATTTTATCTACAGGCATTCCGTCAGGAAGCACACTGATCATAATTGTTGTCATTAGTAGCACTTTCCACGTTTGGGGTTATCACGGACATCGGCAGCGCGAACTTCGCCCCCTGATCTAAAGCTGCCCTCAAAGTTCTCAAGAGTTCCCTTACCATTTTTACGGGTACTAAACATGGGGGGTAACATTCTATTGGGCGGCGGTTTTCCAACAGGCAATTTCTTGGTGCCTAGTTTTTTAGACATGTTTCTTTTGTACGGCATTTGAAAGGTTTTTGTACCACCCATCGAAGTGGGCATGTCCAGATCGTTGGGTATCTT